CTAGCCGATGACCTCATGCGGAGGATATAATGGCAGAAGAGAAAAGATCGATCAATATCGCTTATAAAGCGGATCTCAAGGATCTGATTAATAAACTTAAGCAGATGCCTAATGTAACGGAAGCGGAAGCCAAGAAAATGGTAGCCGCTCTCGATAGACAACTCAAGCAAGCGGAGAAAGCCGCTCAAAAAAGTGCGGATGCTAGTGCGAAAGCCGCTAAGAATGCAGCAGCAGCAGCCCGGAGAGGTTCTAAAGAGTTCGATGATATGGCAGATGCTGCTCGGAGAGCGGAGGAACGCTTAGAGAGAGTGGGAGAAGCATCTGGAGATATCGATAGAGGATTCTCTTCCATAGGGCTTGCTCTTCGAGGTGTTAATCCTCAACTCGCAGAAGCAGCAGATGGATTAGCGGATACTTTCGCAGTAGCAGAAGGTTTAACGATGACCTTCGCAGCCCTTAATCCTCTTGTAATCGCTGCTGGGGTAGCGATTGGAGCCTTAACTCTTGGATATGTAGCCCATCAAGCGGAACTAGAGAAGGCTAGACAGTTAACGCTAGATCTTAGAGATGCTCAGAAGTCCTTAATCGAGAGCCAGGAGCAACAGCAGAAAAACTTAATAGATGCAGCATCTAAACTAAGAGAACAAAGATTGGAGTATCAACTTCTCACCGGTCAGATCTCCCAATATGAATTTGATCTGATAAAGGCAGGAGAAGCCGCTAACGAAACCTTCCGAGGGAATCTGGAAGCGGTGGATAGCAATATAGCAGAAACAGAGATGCTACTGGCAACAGTACAAAGTCTTAAGGATGCTTATCTCTCTGCAGGGAACTCTACAGTAGTACTCTCAGAAGGAGAAAAGGAAAGATTACGAACTATCCAATTACAGAATAAAAGTGTATCTGATAGTATCGATTTAACTAAAGAAGGATTAAGGGAAGCAGCAGAACTAGGAAAACTGGAGAAGGGACTTCTCGCAGATCTTGCTAATCAACAGAACCAGAGAGCAGCGATCGAGGCTATGCAATCGGAAGCGGTTGAGACTGCTCAAGAGATGGTTACTCTGGAGAAAGAACTCGCAGATGCTACAGAGGAAGCAGCAGCAGCCAAAGAGAGAAAAATCAAGCCCGCTAAGAAGAGCGTAGATCTAGCCCAAGAAGAACTAGATGCTATTGAGGCTCTAATCGAAGCGGAGAATAGATACTTCGATAGACAGATAGATGCTAATAAAAAACTCGAGAACTTCCAGATAGAAGCCTTCATGAGCGAGGAACAGAGAGAGGCTCTAGCCTTCGGTAATAAAATAGAGCAGATAGAGAAACTCGGAGAGATTACAGAGCAGGAAGAACTCGCAGCAGATATTATTAAACAAATGATGCATAATAAAGATCTCGAGCGGATGGAGGAACTCTCAAAAAAGGAAGAGGAACTCCAAGCGAAGAGAAAAGAGGGCTTAAAAGAGAATCTAGATGGAGCCCTAGAACTCGGTAGCACTCTCGCAGAACTCACAGAAATGAGAATCAAGGGTAACGAGATCGATGTACAAGCAATGAAGGATAAGCAGGAAGAGATCGCAGCAATGAGCGATATCGAGAGAGCAGCCTATGAGAAGGAGCAGAAGAACCTAAGAGGCCTCTTTAACTTCCGTAAGGGTATGGCACTTGCTGAGATTGCTATGGGAACTGCGGAGGCAGTAGTAGCAGCCCAGAAGTTAATCTCTCCATTTAATGCCATCCAATCTGCTCTCGCAGTCGCTACTGGGGTAGCCCAGGCTGGTATAGTTATGTCTCAACAGATGCCTTCCTTCCATATGGGAGGTATCGCTCCGGATGAAGCGAACGCTAGAGTATTGAGAGGAGAAGCAATTCTAGATAGAGCAACAGTGCGCAGGATGGGAGGAGAGCAAGGAGTACGCAATCTCCAGCAGGGAGGCTCCGCTTCTGTTCAGACTGTAGTAATCCAACCCTTTAAGCACTTCGGAAGGTTCGCTAAGGATCTAGGAATCCAACAAACTAGGAAAGTAGGAATACAAGGATATTAAGATGGCTAGCAATATTACTCCAGACTATTTAAGAGGCTTCCTCATTCCCACGATATCTATATCTAAAGATAATCTATGGGCTGCTCAATCTCAGTACACCCAAGCGAACTCAAGAGCAGGAGTACCAGAAGCCCAGAGCGATGGGGTTAATCTTACTCTCTCTTCTATCGGTTCTCAAGGTGAGGAGATCACAGTAGAGACAATCCAAGGAGGGCTCCCCGGAGAAGCCCGATTTAAGTGGAAGGGAGTAGATAATACGGAACTCGGTAAGGATGCAGCCCATATCCTAACAGAGGCCGGATATTGGAAGTACTCCTCGAGTACTGCTGTAGGGAGTTACTTCTATAGCGATTGCATAAGCGATTTAAATGGGGCTCTCTGGGTAATCTCGGAGATACTAGATTCTTCCAATCGGTATACGATCTCTCTACGGAGACAGAAGCAGAGCGGAACGATAGATCTAGTAGAGACCTTCGAGAGTGCTATTCTAGTAGGTACTCCATCTAGTCTAGGCCTCCCTTCGATTACTCGATTACAGGATGGGAGCCTATTAGTAGCCTACTTCCAATACACCAGCGAGAACGCAGTAAATATTAAAGTTCATCGATCATTAGATGATGGTGATACATGGAAGGAGATCTCTCCTCGAGGGCTCGTAGATTCTATTGCTTCTACTTCTAATGAACCTAAGAAAATGAAACTCGTAACGGTAGATAATACAGTTCTCCTCTTTATTGAACTAGAGACTAGCAATACAAATAGATTAGCCCAGTATGTATCTAGAGATGGTGGGACTACGTTCTCTCTCGTAGATCAGATCTCGAGCATATCAGATGGATACTTCCACCAGCCTAGCCCAGTAGCCCTTCCAGATGGGACTATCGGAGTAGCGTATATCTCAGATACTGCAGAGTTAAACTTTACTAAGATTCCTAATCCAGGTATCCGATTATCTGCTTCTTATTGGACAGATGCGAACGAGAACACGATCTCTATAACTGCTACTACATTCTCCAGTATTACCTCTAATGTGATGAGCGGAGGAAATGTTACAGCCTTCTATCAAGATGGATTGATCTGGGTAATTGCTCAAGAGTTCGGAGATGGAAGGCTTATTGGGTATTACTCCGAAGATATGGGTACTTCTTGGAGATATGCGAGCGGAGGAACTACCACAGCATCGAACGGATATATATTAGATTACGGAAGCAACTCCGATAGATTGCTTAATCTCTCTTCATGTGTTCACGAGGGGAGAGCGAAAGTAATAGCCCATAATACGAACAGTGTATGGAGTTTAGCCCTCGGAGGATACTCTAGTTTTTCATATCCAGCGAGATCGGATAATCCTCCCTTCTATCAGTACCTTGTATGGGAGTCTACTTATATCCCGGTTATGCTCCCTGCTACTTCGAGTCAATACTCTACTACTGGGACAGGAACGCAGGCTCTCGATGATGAGGGATTAAATATTACTACCTCTGGGAATGTACGATCTTATAGATATCTTCATAGCGGAGGCTATTTTGATGAAGGCCAGGTTATCAGATTGAGGCTCCAAGTAGATCAAGGTACCAGCGTTCTATCGGATCATATCGCTATCAAAATAACCCAAGATGATACAACAAATAGCACAGAACTGCAGTTAAGATTCTCTACTACTACTATCCAGGTAAGAGATAAGGCAGGAGTGAAGGCTACCATCTCGCACGATATGACAGCCTCAACGGAGATAGTAATAGGGCTCTTCGATACAGATGCGGAGATATATTACAGAACCGCAGATGGAGCCCAGGCTAAAAAGTGGAATCTCCAATCTATTACAGGGATAACGAAGGGAGCAAGCGGAGCGGGTAATGCTGTAGAGTGGGGTCACTTCTCCTTCTCTGGGGTTCTTACTTTCGAGTCTCATTGGCAGGAAGTCTCGATTACATCTGGAGAGCAGGCTGGGCTCGGTAAGTTTACTCTACGAGGAGCGAAGTATCCTCCTCTGGGAGAGTATCAATACATAGATCAAGGGCTCGCTATCACTGCGAAGGATTCTCCAGCGAGGGGAGAAGATCAATATAAGATTACTCCTCGATATGATTACGCTATTGAAAATATCTTTCATGGAGTATCCTTATCTCCTCGAGTTACTTGGAGAAGCACAGGAGATGGAACCCAAGCGAGAATCCCTCTCTTTATTGATCCAGTAGTACAAGCAACAGAGAAGAATCTAGGGCTCTCAGATGTTCTAGGAGTACATCTTGCTAATGTGAACTTCCGGAAGTTCTCTCTACAGTCTTGGAATGGATCTGCATGGACTGTATTAGCAGATGTAGATATTGGAGAAGGATTTAACGGAACCTATATAAAGAAGGGAAATACTCTTATCTCTAACAATACTGGTAAGGAGTTCCTATTACGATATGGAGAGGCTATCGGATGGAGAGCAGAACTCAAGAGCGGAGAGACTACGAAGATAGTAAAAATCCGTATGAATAGCGAGGGAATCTGGACTAATCAAAATACTGTTAAACAGACTGTACTCCAGTACGATACTAGCCTTACAGATCCTAGCACTATTCCAGCATCCGGGACTATTCATTTAATCCCAGATAGCATTACATTTATTAAGAGCAGATTAGATGGAGTAAACCTAGGACAATACGCTCTAGCAATCGAGATACCAGTACAAGAGACTCTAGAAGGATACTTCCAGATCGGATCTCTTTTAATGGGCTCTGTAGCCTTCCCTGCTCCGCAGTACCAGAGAGGGAGATCGATTACATTCTCTCCGAATATCCAAGCACAAGAGACTCTAGATGGTATGTTCTTCTCTCGTAAAATGAGCGCAGGAAGGAGAACTGCTAGCATAGCCTGGACAGAACCTATCGATACTACTCGATTGAATGAACTAGATCCGGACTACTGGCAAATATCACAGAGCGCAGGAGCCCAGCCCATAGCGAACTATGGAGATCCATATCTGATGCATGGTATCTTCCGCTATCTAAGTAATCGGGAACCTCTTGTATATCTTCCCTCTATAGATGTTGCAGCCTTCCGAACTGGGTTAGATGGTGAGAATGAGGCTATCTTAAACCGCAGAGAGCAACATATGCTAGCGAGAACTACTGGAGAGGTTACAGTAGAGAGCGTTATAGGTGAAGAAATGATAGATGAGATGTTCCGAGTGGCTACTGTAAACCTCGAGGAGATTGAGTAATGGATACCATTAAGAGAAGCGATATCGAGCAGGGAGATATCTGCTTTCTCCTGGATATAGAATACTACGGAGCGATTTATCGATTCTCTACAGTACCCATCGATATAGAGGATAATGTAGAGAATACAGTAATCCCATATAGAGGAGCCCTAGAAGATCCTCCTGTAAATCTGCAGAGCGATCTCCTCGGAGTAGATCTCGAGGCTAATACGATCTCCATGCAGTTAACCTTCGAGGAGGTAGACTGGGTATCCGAGTTCCTCAAGGGGAGAACCCTTAACGATGCTATCTGCACTCTCTCTATGGTTATCGTAATCGAAGGGAAAACTTCCTTTAATCAGCAGGATAGAATCGGAATCTTTAAAGGGAGGGCTCTAGATGCCATCTTCGGAGCCCCGGATGCTCAGAAGGGTACAGTATCATTTACCATCGAGAACTCTGTAAACGTGAGAGAAGCGAAGTTACTAGGAGAAGAGCACGTTATTATCGAGGATAACTACATTATTCCTATTATCGAGAAGAGTAAGGGGAAAATAGTTCCCTTCGTATTCGGAGAACTCGGGACCAGTGTAAGAGAGCAGGCTGGGAGCATCTCTTTAAATGATGAACTGAGATGCACTCCATGCTACCAGGCCGGAGGAACAGCAACTCTTAAAACTCAATACTTCCAAGTAGCCTACCATCAAGTAATGAACCCAGGGACCTCTCTAATAAAGATCTTCGATGGTAAAGGAGGCTCCTTTACTAATCCGGTAGAGATTGCGGTAGATAATAAAGGATTCCTCCATGCTTATGTTCCATTCTATCTTATCGTAGGAAGCCCAGAGGGAACTAACGTACAATACGATAACTTCCAAGTATCGAGCCCAGAGATAGCCTTCCAATATTATGCATCGTGGGGAGGCTCTAGAGGAGGGATTCCAAGCATCGATGGAGATGGACCTATGGAGGGAGCAGTAGATCTCTCTCTCTACGTATTGGAGAAAACAGATCTATTATTCGATTACTCTTCCTGGAATGGACTCGCTCCAGTTCTCAATCGATACAAGTTCGGAGGCTATGTAAACGATCTCGAGGTACCTGCTCTCGATTGGATCCAGCAGAATATATGGAGCATGCTTCCTATTATGGTAGTAATGGGAGGGAATGGAATAAAGGTAGCCCTTAATCTCTATACATACTCCCAAGAGATAATCCCCACTCATCACCTAATAGAGAGCGGAGAACTAGAAATAATCTCTCCGTTAACTCCTCTAGAAGGTGAGATTATAAATAAGATTACTATTCGATTTTCTTACGCAGGAATGACAGGAGCATACAGATCTCAAGTAACTATCGATCCTCTATTGGTAGAGGATGAACCTCTTAAGTATAGAGATCCCCTCGCTTATATCAGTTACACCCGGTATGGAATCCGAGAGAGGGTAATAGAGGCTCCCTTTGTTTATGATCTGCAGACTGCTATCCGGATTGCTAGAGATAAGATTAGAGCACATGCTCTAGGGAACTATGCTATAGAGATCTCTGCTGCTCCCAAGTATGGATATCTAGACCTCGGAGATATTGTATCTATTACTTCCGAGAGAGTCGGATTAACGGATCATAAATGTCAGATAGTCAGCAAGTCATGGAGCGATAATCGCTGGAGATATGTTCTGCATATCGAGGATAATCCTCTGGTATCGATACGGAAATAATCTTTCCCTCCTTTCATACAATATCGGAGTATAGTAGGCTTATGATAGTATTCATAGATAGACAGCATGCAGGGAAGCCCAATAGCCCAAACGATAGAGGAGCATCTCTAGATCCTGCTCCCTTATTTGGTATGGGAAAGGAAGCAATATATACCGGGTATCTATCTCTCATGATAGAAGAGAAGTTACTTAAGAACGGAGTAAAGGTTCTCCCACTCTCGGATGGATTCTACCCAGATAGGCATAAGAGAGTTAACGATTACTCCAAGAGATTTAAGAATGAAAAGCAAGTATATCTCGCTCTCCATTTAAATAGCGGAGGAGGAGATTACGCTAGTTTTTTCCATATGGGAAGCCAGAAGGGAAGCGATCTAGCCTCTGCGATATGTGACAAAATGAGCAGAGCATCTCTCCCAGGCCTGGTAAGATGTCTACCGAAGAGATGTAATTCTTCTGATTGGACTAAGAATGCATGGTACACGATAAAAGGAGTGGGAGATCCGATCGCTATCTGCTGCGAGCCTCTCTTCATGGATACCCATCGAGATCTATTAAATATGGATTCCCTTAAAGTAATCGCAGATGCGATTGCATCCGGGATAATATCTTGGAGTCTGTAATGGAAGAGCCCTTAATCAATATCCTATTAAACGGAGGAGCGAATATTGCTTTCGCTGCTTTCCTGTATATGCAGAATCAAGATCTCAAGAAAAGAGCGGATGAGCGAGAAGCAAAGCAAGAACGCAAAGAGGAGGAACTTCGGGCTCGATACGATAAGGTGATATCTGATATGCAAACAAGAGAAGATACCATCCGTAGAGAACTAGTCCAGGAGATAAACGATCTAGATAAGAAAGTCTCTACGCTGGAGACTAAACTAGAGCATATCTTTAAAATCGTAGATGAGATTAAAGCGCAGTTTTTAAGGGGAGTATAATCTTCTCTATCTGATGCTTAGTAAACAGATCGAAGGGAGCCCGCTTAAAGATGGTTAGATCCTGCGGTCCTGTATTCTCTACAGTGAACTCGCTCATGAATGGAACTAGCCCATCTATAGCATTATAGAGTGTACGGGTATTGATTATTGCTAACCATAGCCTACCAGAGTATAGGAAGCCCTCCATAGTAAGATCGGAGATCTCGTCTCCCTTCTTTATAGCCTCCAAGCGAGATGCAATCTCTAAACCCATCTCTGGGTACTTGGTTCTCTTCCATCTTAGAGCGAAGTGCTGGCAGGGTCTACTCTTCCATAATCGAGCGGAGATAGTTAACTGCTTCCCATCCTCGGTATAGGTGTAATCTATTCCATTCTTCAGATCTCTATCTGTTCCAATCTCGGTTCTCCATTCACCGGGGAATCTATCTTGCACCGTAGGAATTACGTACTTGAACCATAAAATATCAGATTCTCTTAATCTTTCTTGTGTTGTTTTCATATCGCTACCTCCGATACGCTAGCAATATACCACAAATATATAGTAAAAAATGTATATTTTTTTTACAAATCAATAGAAAAGTATACTATAGTTAAGTATATCCAATAAGGGATATACACAAGAGGTACAAACAATGAACCAAGAAACTAAATTAACTATGATGGGGTATATCCTCGTAACTGTAGCAGTATTCGCTATCCCTGCTGCTCTCTCTTTTCTCTGCTATGCGATGGGGGTATAAAATGAATAAGAACCGTAGAAGATACATAAAGGAGAACGGAAGAACAGCCCTCCGAAAAATGAGCAAGCGGAGAACTCCTCCCAGGCCAATCTACTTAGATAACCTTGCTTTATTGAACGCAGTAAAACAGATCGGAGAGATCTGTAAGGTATGGAGCCCGATCTACTGCTCCTGGGTATGGGAAGCAACAGTACAGATTAA